GTTGTTATTGCCCATCTATCAGTTCCATCTGTTCTAAATCTTATACCAGCATTACCATTTTGAGTAGTAGTTTCAGTTATAATACCACCTGAACCATGTCCAGTTCCACTTTCTTGTACATGAAGTTTTGCTGCACCTGAACGAGTACCAATTCCTACATAATTCGATGGCATTAGATTAATATCATAACCACCAAAACTTATTAATTCAAAATCTCCACTATTTCTATACATAATAGCATTACCATCAGATATTTCAAGACTTGTTGCTCTAATTCTACCATTAACATCTAATTTCTGTGCAGGTGATGAAGTTCCTATACCGACAGAACCTGATGAGTTTATTCTCATTCTTTCAGTACCTGAAGTTGCAAATCTTGTTGCAGTTGCTTCATAGTTCCAAATAGCTACTGATTCATCACTATCTAATCCAAGTAAAAATCCGTCTGTAAATTGTCCATCTCCAGTAGTGCTATTAACAAACTTCATATATGCTTGATTAGAATCAGTTGCTTTTAATTGTTGCATTACTCCACCAGCTTGTTCTAAATGAAGCTTGTATGCAGGTGATGTAGTTCCTATACCGACTCGTGATGAAGCAGCATTTAAAGTTAATATGTTAGATGTGCTACCACCATCATTAACACTAAATCTTATATCTTGGTCTTGTGCAGTATTTCTAATAGTGAACATACCAGTAGCATTTGATGCATAAGTTGCATCTGAAGTATGATAGATTTGTAAATCTTTATCTGTTCCAACAGTCAATCTTGTATTATCAAAAACTTGCACATAATCTGTTCCACTTTCTTCAATTCGTAACATATTAGTTCCACCAGCATAAATGTCTAATAAATCATTAGCACTTTCTGTTATATAAGTTCCACTACCACCATCAAAATAAAGTTTGTCTGTAGCTGCTAAAGCAACATCTGTAAAGAAACTTGCAAAATCATTTATTTCGTTAAGTCTGAACATTTCTGCTCCACCAACAAAGAATCTTAATCTATCATCAATATCTTCTGAAATATAAGTATGACTACCACCATCAAAGAAAAGTTTCTTGGTAGCTTGCATTTTAACATCTTGTCTTGGTACTAATATTTGTGAACTTGTAATTTCTAATGCTTGTGTATTATTAGTTTGCAAAGACATAGAAGCATTTGCTACTTGATTTATGAAAAATACTCCTGTTTGATTTTGAAGCGAAGAATTACTGCCATCGTGATATATTAATAAATCCTCACTTGCACCAAGTCTTAATTGTTTACTATCACTTGGTATTCTTAAATGTTGTGATACATCTACTCTTGTAGCACTACCATCTAATGTTAAGTAAGGTGTATTTCCACCACTACCATCGTCAGCCCTAAAAATTATGTCTTTAGCATCTGCTTGGTTTTGTATGTAAAAATCTCCAGTTTGATTGCTGAAAAAACTATCTGTTCCACTATGTTCTAAATGTAAATCATCATGTAAACCAAGCACTAATCTTTGCCCATCATTTGGTAGTTTTACTCTACCTACTTCACTTGCATCAATTTGTATAGCATTTAATGTTGAACCACCATCGTTTACAACAAAGAATAAATCTGCATCTTGTTTTACTGTGTTGATAACATTGTTATTACCATCGTGATAGAATTGTAAATCTCTACTCGCTCCAATAGCTAATTTTTGATTATCGTTTGGTAATACAACTTCCCCCACTTCACTTGCATCTATAAGAATTGCATTTTTAGTAGCACCACCATCACTAACTTTAATTTCTATATCTCCATCAGAAGTTGTATTCTGAATAATTATTCTTCCACCACTAGTATCATTATAAATGTAAGAATCAGAGCCATCGTGATATAAATTAAAATCATTAGAAGTTCCTAATCTGATTTTTTTATTATCTCCCATACGAATATTATTATTCGGAAGTAATGTTCCAGCATCACTTGCATCTATTCTCAATGCAGTAATAATACTACCATCATCACTTACTCTAAAATACATATCGCTATCTGAAACATTATTTTCTATAAATAAAGCTCCACCATAGTTTGATATAAATGAATTTGTCCCATTGTGGAATAATTGTAAATCACCAGAATTTCCAAGCTTCATTACACCACTATCTATAAGCTCTAAATGATTTCCATCTATAGTAACATTTGTTGATGCAGACATAGTGTCTTCTCCAGTAGCTCTTAAAACTCTACCACTTGCTCCATTAGACATAAAGTCAGATACATCTACAGATAGAGTGACATCTCCAGATGAGCCACCCCCATCTAAACCAGTACCAGCAGTTACTGCAGTTATATCTCCAGTAGCTCCGCTACCAGTTAAATCAACTATAGTACCGCTGTCATTAATGTATAATTTGTTTGCACTTCTATCAAATGCAAGTTCTCTATCAACGATATTACTGGTAGTAGGTGTACCACTACCAGCTTTTATCTTAATAGTATTAGCCATAGTGTTCTCCTATCTATTAATATGTTCCACCGTCAAATGTAGTATTTGCAAATCCTTGCTGTGCTTCAATAGGTTTGTTGAACTCCCATTGCGTTCCAGTGTGGTCATAAAGAATAGAAGCGTCTGCTCCAGCTACTTTAATTCCAGCTCCGTCTGCATCAGATGATGAAGCAGCTCCACTTGCAATAATAACTTCTTTATCTTCTACTGTTAATGTAGCAGTGTTCAAAGTAGTAGTATCTCCTTGTACTACTAAATTACCACCTACGGTAAAGTTACCAGTTGTGCTACAATTACCAGCTAAAGCAATGTTATCTACAATTTTAGCAGCAGTAATTTGGTCATCTGCAATGTGTGCAGTATCAATAGAGCCATCAGTATAATGCTCACTATTAATAGCATCATCTGCTATTTGTCCTCCAGTAACAGCATCTAACGCTAATTTTGCTGTTGTTACTTGATTGTCTGCAATGTGTTCTGTATCAATACTACCAGCAGCAAAGTGTTCACTATCAACTGCATCATCTGCAATCTTAGCTCCAGTAATAGCGTCTGCCGCTATTTCTGCAGTTACAACACCACCAGTTTTTATAGTTACTACTCCACTACTTACTGCAAAGTTATCGCTTGAAAAAGAAGCAAGTCCTTTTGCACTTGTTGAAGCAAAAACATTAGAGTCGGTTACATCTAAAGCAAGTGTAACAGAATTATCGTCTGTTCCAGAAGCTATAGTACCACTAACACCATTACCATAAGTTATATCTTGCAGTGTAGGTAAGTGAAATACCTCAACGCTACTATTGTTGTGTCTACCAACATATAATTTTTTTCCTGCCTGGTTTAATGCTAACTCTCCACTTGCTAAACTTCCTGGAGCAGATGTATTAGTATTACTACTATGTCTTTTAATTTGGACAGTATTTGCCATTTTTTTCTCCTAATTAAGTATAAGTTCCACCTTCAAGTGTCTTATTATTTAAAGTTTGACTTGATGCGACATCTACAATGTCGTCACTATTCGTTCCACCTACTTCTTTATCATCTAATTGATTTAGCTCTGATGTAGTAGCAGTTAAGCCATCTGTTATATTTAATTCAGATGCACTCGCAGTAACACCATTTAACTTTGTTAAGTCAGATTGTGATACTCCACTACTATCTACTTTTGTTACTGCAGAATCAATCGTTCCACCATTATGTGATGATATATAATTAGCCATAGTTTCTCCTTATAGTTATGGGGAGCATAAAGCTCCCCAAATTAACTATTATGATGGGTTGTTAAAATTAACAATACCTAATGAAGTATCATTAGCTGATTTAGCTAATGTTCCACCAAACAGAGTATCTGTAACGACTGAAGTCGCGAGATAATCAATATCGTACTCGGACTGCACACGAGGTGAAATCTGTTGAGCATAATAAATTGAGTCTCTGTTGAAGATTGAAGCTGTTTCATCTCCAGTATCTCCATCATCATCCCAGTCTGAACTTGAAAGTAAGTTTAGACCATAAGCTCTCATAATCATACCATCAGCTAATGGATTTTCTCCGTCTCCTCTTTTATTAGCCTCTGTAAAATCGCCTAAAGAAAGAATTGACATATAAGCTGCTGGGGAAGCATATAAATAATGCTCTCCATCTGCATAATCATGATTTGCGTCAAGAAGTTTTTGTAAACCACTTCTAATTAAAGCAGTTGTGAAGGTGTTATCTGCTCCTAAAGTAACATCATTACCAGTAGCTGATTGAATTAAACCAGCTAAGAATGATTCTACTTTTTTAGCTAAAGAATAACCCATACTTCTTGTGTACTGATTGAAGAGGTCTGCTGACTCTTGTACTCTTACAATGTCATCTACTCTTTTAGCATTATACCAGTGTTGGTCTACTGTTAATTGAGTCTCTACATCAGTGTTGTTTGTATAAGTAACTGCACTACCAGCAGATTTTTGAGCTGCTGACTCTTCAGTTACACGAGGGATATGTAAAATATCTCCACCTTGAGACAACATGTCTGAAAAATCAGTAACTTGATTTCTCAATCTAAATTGTCTTTCGGCATAGTTAAGGATAGCGTCTCTCCACATTTCTGGGATAAACACTGCCGCTGTTGTTGGGGTAACATTTCCGTTTGCCATGTTAAAATTCTCCTAAAAATTAAATATTATTTTTTATAAGAGTTTAAAACACTTGACCAGTCTTTTTTTCTTTCTTCATTGCTTAACTCCTTAAAAGGATTTTCAGATAAAGTTTTTCTTTGTAGCCCTGCCTCTGCTTGTTTCACATTCGGTTTGGGTTGTTCTCCAAAATCCTCTATCATATTTCTCAATGTTGAAATATCGACTGATTCGTATTTTTCTCTTCTATCTTCTGGCAACTTACTTAACAAACGATTTCTCTCGTCTGTTTCATAGCGGGTTAAGGTTTCATTAGTAGAATTATATTTTTCTTCTAAATCTTTTGCCTTTTGTCGTTCCTCCGCAAGTAGAGTTTGATATTCTCCATCTTTTTCAAGTTTCTCTGCTCTTGCCAGTTCTTTCTCTTTATTTAATGATTCCATATCTTCACGAAGTTTATTTCGTTCTGCTATGACTTCATTAAAGCGAGAAAATGGTACGCTTTTATCTTTTTCTACGACTTTAGTGTCTTGAGGCTCTTTTACGCCCTCCTCTTGGGCTTCTATTTTTATATTTTCTTCCATTTTTACTCCTTTTGTGGATATATTATTTATATAAAATGTAAATTTTATATGCTAATTTTACAACTTATATGAATAAAGTTCCAAAAGAATATCAATTCAAGAAGAAATGGTTTGAATATATGGGTTACGAGCCTCATCCAGGACAAGAGAAAATGCACTATCCAGAGAATCCAAACGCTTCCTTCTTTGTAAACATCTGCGGTAGAAGATATGGAAAGACTACTGCAGCGTATCGTGAAGCAGAATTTTACGCAGCACAACCTAACAAAAAGATATGGCTTGTTGGACTTTCTTATAAAAAATCAAGACTTATGTTTCGTGAAGTATTTAAAAACATGGTTAAGGGAAACAAGAAAGATATTGTTGCTGCATCTGAAAAAGAACAGTATATAAGATTTGCTTGGGGAAGTACAGTAGAAGGAATGTCTGCAGACAATCCATCTTCTTTGCTTGGGGAGGGATTAGACTTGGTTATTATTGACGAAGCTGCAAGAATGCCTAGAAAGATTTGGGATATGTATTTATCTCCTACTTTATCTGACAAAAAAGGTAAAGCTATTTTTATTACAACTCCAAATGGATATAACTGGATTTATGATTTATATCTATTAGGTAAACAAGACCCTAAATGGTATTCAACATCTTCTCCAAGTTGGGATAATTATCATGCATTCCCAGATGGTTATAATGATGAGTTCCTACAAGAAAGAAAAAGAAATTTATCAAAAGAAATATTTGACCAAGAGTATGGAGCAAAGTTTGCATCCTTTCAAGGTAAGGTATATCCATTTGATAGAGACATAGATGTAAAGAAAGTTAAGTATCAATCACACTTACCAACCTATTGTACGATTGACTTTGGTTATAGAATGCCAGCGGTTTTATTTATGCAAACATATAGAAATAATGGTGTTTGGTATATAAACATAATTGACGAAATTATACATAAAAAAAATGTTGCTACAGAAACACTAGCACAAATGATTTTAGATAAGAATTATCCAGTTCTGCATTACTATGGAGACCCAGCTGGATATAATGTACAAGGACAAACTGGAATGGGAGATATAGAAATCTTTAAAAAGTCCGGTATTAATGTTAGATTTAGGACTGATAAAGCAAGTAGAAACATTGCATCCTCTGTAAGTTATGTCAGAGGATTCTTTGAATCTGCTTCTGGAGAAAGAAAAATATCAGTGTCAGATAAGTGTACTGGTATTATAGAAGATTTTGAAAATTATAGGTATCCAGAAGAAGTAGAAGGTAAGACTTTATCTAACGACCCAATTAAAGATGGGTTTTATGAACATGGTTGTGATGCGTTTAGATATTTTATAACTAATCGCTTCCCAATGACTAATAACGAATTAATAAGGATTGCAAGATGATATTAACACCTCAAGAGATTATTAAAAAATCTTTAAAAGAATTTAAACTACAATCAGTTTCTAATAAAAGAGAGGAAGTAATTAAGTATTTAGATTATTATACTGGAACAGAAACTAATAAGTATATTAAAAATTATTTCGATACAGATGCGTTTAGAGAAATACCACAATACTCTGCAAATATTACAAAAAAGTTTATTAATAAAATGTCAAGGCTATATACTGTTGGTGCTAAAAGAAGTCCTAAAGGTGTCTATGAAGATATGACAATGAAAAAAAATGTCAGAATGAAACATATTGAAAAAATGACTAAGCTATTAGGAACAGTGGCTGTAGGTATATTTTATAAAGAAGAAAAAGACAAAAAACATTTTGACTATGTTCCAGTTTATTATTTCATGCCTTTTTTTGATGAAGATGTATTTAATCCTTATGCAATAACCTATCCAAATTTTATGCCAGTAGATGACGCCTATAACACACAAAAGATGACTTATTCATACTACGATAGCGAAAGATATATAAAATATGACCAAGATGGTAAAATTTTAGAAGAAGTAGCTAATGAAAGTGGAGTTTTCCCATTTGTTTTCTTTCATAGAGAGGACCAAATAGATTCTTTCTTTGTTGAGGGTGCAAATGATGTAATATCTGCTAATGAACATATAAATATTACTATGACTGAAATGCAATTAGGTCTAAGGTATCAAATGTTCGGACAACCAGTTGCTTCTGGTATTGTTGCAGACCAAAACATAGCAAGAGCAGGTAGTAATGAGATTTTAATGCTTGGAGAAAATGGAAATTTTGACATTGTTAGTCCAAAAGGCAACATTGAGTCTGTAATTGAGAATATAAAGCTACAATTAGAGCTTGTAGCCCTTAATAACCACCTTTATATCACATTTTCTGATACTGGAGGCGAAGTTCCTTCTGGTATTGCCTTAAAAATTAAGGATGTTGAAAGAATGGAGGACTATCAAGACGATAAAGAAATGTTCCGCATTTTTGAACACAAAATGTACAAAGTAGAAGAGGCTATTGCTTCTTATAACAGCATAAAACTACCAAAAGTAGACGATTTTATGATAGATTTCTATGATATTGAGTATCCTATGACTACTCAAGACACTATTTTGCAAAACAACTTCGATTTACAGAACAATTTGACTACACAAGCACATATTTTAATGAAAAATAATAAAGATTTAGATTTAGAAGCCGCAGTAGAGCAAATTGCACAAAATAAAGAGATAAATGAGTTGTTAGCAGGTAATTTTGACCAAGAAGAAGAAGCCAAAGTCGAAAATGTAGAAGAAAATCAACAAGAAGAAGAAAATGAAGATATTTCTAACGATTGACCACGATTTTAGCAATCTTTCAAAGGAATTACCAAAACTTATTGTTAAAAGAATCAATGATGACATAGATATAGTCAAAAAACAGATAGATAAGGGTATAAAGCAATCAAAAAGTCCAGTAACTGGTAAAAAATTCGCTCCAATTAGCAAAGTGACTGAAAAAGTAAGAAAAATTAGACGACAAACAAGAAAATCTAAAGATAAACCATTATTAGCAACTGGTAAAATGAGCAAATTAAAGATTAAAAAGTCTACTAAACAGGGTAAAAATAAATTTAAAGGATTTATTGAAATGGGAAGAGAATATGGACAGTATCACTTAGAGCCACAAACAATTAAAACTAATTTTAGTGCAGTAGGAAGAGCAAGAAGCAAAACAGAAATGATAAGAGGTGGGCAAAGAAAAACTATGAATAGAAAACATACTTTCTTTAATGTAAAAGGGAAGAAAGTGCCAGCAAGAATTTGGTTTGGAATACCAAAAGATTATACTGGTAAGAAAAGTTTTCGTAGTTTTATGGCTTCAATGAAGCGTAAATTAAAAGAAGGCGATATTATAATCAAAAAACCTATAGGAAGAATCAATCTTGGATAAAGTAAAAGAAATATTGTTAAAGTTGTTAGAAAAAATACAAGATGTTGAAGAAATAGCATCTCACAACAACAATTTATTAGGATTTATGTTATCTCAAAAGCAATCAAGTGCAAAATTTAATCCAGGCACAAAAAAATTAATGTCAATATACTTAGATTCAGAGATGTTAGCATATTTAGAAGAAAATAATATATCTTTGGATTCTTTTGGAGATGCTTAAAAGTTTTTTTCTTCGAGTTTCTCAAGCTTTTGTAGCCATTCTTTTCTTTTTGTTTTCGTGTGTCTACCAGGTCCTAAAGGTTTTAATCCAACCTTCTTCGCACGACTTAGTAATTTTTTGGAGTCTAATTTCTGTTTATTCAATTTCTCTGTTGGCGATTGTTTATTATTTTCTAAAAGCTCTGGTACTTCTTCTTCTACCTCAATAGTATTTTCAATTTTCCTACCACCCTCCAAAAATCTTTCAAAAGGACTTTCCACTTTAACTTCTACATTTTTAATAAGCTTACCAGAGTGTTCTAATATTAATCTACCTGCTTGAACATTGCCATTAATGGCTTCTTTGTACATAGATTGTAATACAGAAGGTAGTTTTGCTCCAAATGATTGCATATAAGTTTGATACAAAGACTCAACGAACTCTTTATCACTTAACCAATTAGTTATAGTGTTCCTATGTACTCCAATCTCTTTAGAAATATCAACAAGAGTCATTTCTGGATTATTTACATAGATAGTAGCAAACTCTGCTTGTTTTTTATTTAGATTCAACCTTGACCTCTATATCTTTTTTTATAATGTTTTTTAGAAAGCTTATTTCCAAATTTTGTATTATGACTTCTGCCCTGTCTTGTTTTTTTCTTTCCATTTGTATGCCTTTTGACTTGTGGTCTTAATCCTCTCAAATTTCAGTCTCCCCTAAAACATCACTGTCTTTAAAATCAGAAAAATGCCCATTATAAACTTTAATCAATGGTTTACTAAAAACTCTCTTTGCTTTTACTTTGCCACATTCTTCGCAAGGATGTGTTATATCTTTGCTTCTATTTTCAACACTCATAATTGAACTGACAATCTTTTTGCACTTACATCTGGTTATATATTCATAGATGGGCATTTATCTCTCCTTATTTTTTTAATGCTTTACGAACTTCTGCCCAAACTTCATCATCAAGTTTGTTAGAAGATTTAGCTACAAGGAAGTCTCCAACTTTTAGTAATACAGCGATTAAAACTTTTTCGCTTAATACACCAGTAAGCATTTTGCTAATAATAATGTTCATATTATCTCCTGCGTTTTTTCTTAATATCGTCTTTAGGACATTTGAGCATGTTTATGACCTTTGTTTGTTCAAAGCTACCAGTCTGCAATCCACAATGTAATATCTTGTTTTGTAAAGCTGCGTAGCTACATTTTTGTTTAATCATAGGACAAAACTCAAACATTACCCTTTTCTCCTTTGACCTTTGCTTGGTTGTCGCTTCCTTCCACTTGGACCACTCCATAAGAATTTATCTGCCCAATATGCTGCCGACATTCTGCCTTTTTTTATATTAGCTGCATGTCTTGCTTTGAAGCTTTTACGAGCTTCTGGACTATAGTTATGTCCATAGCCTTTAGCTCCAAATCTTATAAGCTTTAACTTATGTCCGCTTGATGCCAAAACAACTGCCTTTTTCTTTGGATGAGAAGGTGTCATTTTGGGCTTATTTACGCTTTTTAAGCCATAACGCTTGAGCATTGATTTTCTTTTGTCTGAATGTGCCATATAGCTTGAATTTAGGTAGGCGAATTGTTTTGTGCAACCTTGCGAATTTTATTTTGCCTTTTTTGTGGAGTGCGATATGTCTCCGAATCTGCTGCACTTATACGCCTCCAGGTGTCTCGATCAGGAGGATTTTAGGGCATATTTAAAAATCTTGCACATGTCAAAATGGCTTGAACTTTGTAGAGCGTTTTAAATCAGGAATGGAATTGTAAAAAATGGAAGAGAGGGTTGAGCAAGTGAAAAAAAGCACAAAAAAGCACAAAAAAAATCAACAAAGTGCATACTGTTTTAACATTGTCTTAGTATAGGTAATTAAGAAGGAACTCTAAAGAGTTCAATGATAGCAATTACTCCTGGAAATTAGTTAAAATTGCTCCTCCTGGAGAACATAAAATAAACCTTCAAATATGTAGTAATTCCAATAGAATATATATATATTCTCTATATGATTAATGATAACAAAAAAAGAGGTTTAAAAATGAAATTAATAAATATAATTCCAAGTGCTATTGCCTATGGTTTTATGCTTTGTGCATTCATAGGCTTACTAGTTGGTTTTGCTTTTTTTCTTTTAGCAATATCCAAAAATGATTTTGCACTTTACATAATGGATAATCCAATAAGTGTTCAATACTTTTTAGACTCATTAATTTTAATTGGGTCTTCAAGTTGGATGCTAATTATTGGATTATGGATTGAACTTAAAATAATTGGAAGAGGTTAAAAATGATTAAGGAATATAAAAATAACTCAAATGAATATGATGCATTGACTATGTCTAGGCTATGTAAACAAAACCACCAAAGCAATAATGGTGTATCGATAATTCTTTATGGAAACTATTACTTTAATGAAGATTCACATGTTGGAGAATATAAAAAATTCTTCATTCATAAAGGTTCATTAAAGAGTAGTGAAAATAGTGTATTTAAATATATTGGAGATACAATTACCACTAATGAATGGTTATGTCAAGAATATGATAAAGAAAATAGAACTTTTAAATTTAATGGAATGGAGTCTAATTATCCAAAGCATCTAGAATACTTTAAAAATGAAACTATACATTATTGGGTATTGACTAAAGAAGTTTTAAATGTAGTTGATTTTCGATATGATGATGATGAACCCTATGCAAAAGCTTTGCCATTACAATTTAAAAAGTTAAGAAGCATACATTTTTGTAAATCTTGTGAAAGTCATTTTAAGACTACTTGTCAATGTTTAAAAAAATCTAATTCAAGAGGTAATTATTCATATAACAATATTGTCTTTTGTGATGTGCAAGATAAGTTAGATATTACAAGTGTTAATCAATCTATTAATGAAACCTTAATGAACAACAAAACCTTCTTGGGTTTTGAATGGGAGCTAGGTTTTACAAAAAGTAGATATTCGACCAATGATATTAGTTTAGCATTTTATAGACATGTTAAAAATAAAGATATAAATCTTTTTAATATGTTTGGCGATAATATGGAAGATAGCACAATAAGCGACCACTATAGTAAAGGTAGTGAAATTGGGTCAAATGTTTTCTCCTTTGACTTCTACAATAAATATCAAACTCAAATTGAAGAGGTTTCTGAATTTGCAAACCAATCAGAAATATTTGGAGATAAGTTAGGATTTCACATTAACATAAGTAGAGATAGTTTTGATGGTGCTAATCACATTCAAAGATTTTTAACTTTGGCCTATTCAAGTGTAGAGGTCTTAGTTAAGTTGAGTGGTAGAAGAGATGGAGGTCGAAATATGCAAAATTATGCACAAGTTCAAGTTCCTTATGGATATGGCTCAATGAAATTTGGGCAAATCAATAGAGGTTTGACAAGTCAAAGAAAGATAAAAAAGTTGGCTATGGATGTTTTTCAAGGTAATTCAATAGGCGATAAATATTGTTGGTTTGCTTTTCACAAATCCAATGTGATTGAATATAGATTACCATCATCCTCCACTGATAGTGTTGGAGATATTTTCTCAAAAACTTGTAGGCATCTAGAGTTGGTTTTTGGATTAGTTGAATATTCCAGGCACTACAATTTAAGAAATATGCGTTTTGATAAGTTCTTAGAATATCTTTCAAGAAATGAAGTCTATACAAATATTTACAATGCCATTGTAAGTAATGAAAGTGTAATGGATTTAATTGAGAAGTCTACTCAATTTGCAAAACAAATAAATCTTCAAAAACCAGATTTAGAAGTTGAAGATGTTAATTTAGATGATAAGCATTTAGAAAAAATGGAAGATGATTTTAAGAAATTTTTGAAGGATGCAAAATCAATCCATGAAGTTGATGATGAAACTAAAGTCATTAAAGAACAACATAATAAGAAAATAAAACCAAGAAAAAAAAGAGGAGATAAATAATATGTGTGTAGCGATATTAAAAACCAAAGGAAGTAAAATAACAAAAGATGAATTATCACAATGTTGGGAGACCAATGATGATGGTGGTGGCTATGCTTTTGCTAAAGATGGCAAACTTTTTGTTAAAAGAAGTCTGGATAAAGATGAATTTATTTCATCTTTACTAAAGTCAATAAAGACTTTTGATGCAAACTATTTAATACACTTTAGAATTGCTACAAGTGGAACTATAGATATGCTATCAAATTGCCATCCATTCGCCATTGATAAAAACAATGTCTTTTGTCATAATGGAGTAATGGACAATGTTCAATCAAATAATAAAATATCTGATACAAGATTCTTCAATAAAGATATTTTACAACAAATGAATTTTGATTTTAAAAATCATTCACATTTAAAATTAATTGAAGAGTTTATTGGAATTGGCAATAAGTTAATCTTCTTAAATAAAAGTGGTCATTACAAGATTGCAAATGAAGCTATTGGAACTTGGCAAAATGGTGTTTGGTTTTCAAACCTCAATCATTCTTGTAATTACAAAAGATACAAAATTAAAACCTATGAAGATTGGTATGAAGATAGCACAATTAATCAATTTCAATTAAGACCAATGAAAACAAAAACAAAAAAGAAGGAGGTGTAGAATGTCTATTGATAGGGAGCAATTAAACCATCCAAGAGACCATCGAAATGCCTTTAGGCACACTTCATCAAGTTTAGAAGATTGTTTAACAATCATTTCTGAGACTGGTGGAGTTGATGAAGCAAAAGACTATTTGGATGAAGACCAAGCGAGACACATTGATAAAGTTCTAGAATTATCAAAACATCTAAATTGGTATAATCAATTTGAAGAGTAGTTATCATTAATCAAACTCTTCTAAAAAGATGCCCTCTTTTGAGGGCATTTTTTTTACATAAAATCCATCAAAAACACTAAAAAACCTTAATACCAAAGTTCACTTAAAGTCATTTTAAAGCTTTTTAAGGGCATTTTAGAAGGTCAATTTTTAGTAAAATCCATCAAAATTAGTAAAAAACCTTAATATCAAAGTTCACTTAATCAAAAGAAAATGGATTTTAAAGGCATTTTAAAGGCTTGTTTTTTCACATTTTTGATAAAAAAATAGCATTCCTGGAGTTCTTAGGAGCAAAAAATAAGAATGAAAATCTAAAAAAATGCACTACGGTCGCTTCAAAAAATGTGCAAAAATCAAATTGCTGCAAGATTTAAAATCAAATTTTCTGGATCCGGAGTGGCGTTCCTGATCCGGAGACCTGAAAAAATTTGATTTGCACATTTTCAAAAATTTCAAAATTTCAAAAATTCAAAAATTTAAAATTCCTGGAAGTTCCTGGAAGTTCCTGGAAGTTCTAAGATTTTTATTGCACATGTCAAAATGTCCAAAAAAACCGTATTTTTTTTACAAAAAATTAGAAACGCTGCTCCTTATCCCAGTTTGTAGTAATTTTTTTACTGTTATTTCATTGGAGAAATATGGCGAGATGTGATGTTTTTTATACTTTGCTGCAAATTTAATTGACTTTATACCCCCCCTATATCTAAATTGTATATATTATGAATAACAATAGAGGAGAGAGTGATGAAATTTATAATTACATTTGAAGATAAAATAAAAGCAATCATAAAACAAACTAAAGAAGAGTTGGAAAAAGATTTTGGACAATCTTATGATGATATGCATGATTGTTATCTTAAAAATAGTTATGAAACTCCAATGGACTATCATAGTGGAGTTGGCTATGTTGAAGGAATGGAACGAGTGTTAAGAGTAAAAAAGAAAGGGTGGGCGTAAAATGCAAGTGAGTTTAGAAAAATTACAAGACATTGTTATAAATTCAAATGGCAAATTGTTTAGTGCAAGTTTTATAAAGAAGGATGGTAGCACAAGAGACATTTTGTGTCGTTTAGGTGTTAAGTCTTATATTAAGGGAACTGGAAAGCCCTCTTATGCACTAAAAAAAGATAATCCCTACCAGTTAGTCTTTGATTTTAACAAAAAAGGTTATCGTGTTATAAATATGGAAACTTTGTTTAAAATTAAATTTCAACAAATTACTTATATATTGGAGGATGTAAAATGAAAGTAGGAAACTTAAGCCAAGAAGAAACTAATCAATTACATAATTTATTGGACAAAGCATGTATTCTTTGGCAATACTATGAAAAAGAACATGTTGATTCAGATATGTCAAATAAAGAATGGGAGCAATTTGTTAGTATAAATAAAGAAGTTTTTTCTGATGGGTGTATGTCAGTGTTAATGAACGATTTAGATTATGAGGAGATAAAATAATGCAACACTATTGGTATGATGCAGATGCAGACATTAGATACATAGCATGTTTGCAAACAGATGAATTTATTTTATTAATTATATTACCAATCTTATGTTGGGAGGTATGCAAATGGTTTTGGAGGTTAAAATGAGTAAAGAATATTCAGACAGACAAATCAATTCAATGATTACTTTTTTAAGAGTAAATAAAATTGCAGAAGTTCAATACATTGATAGACAATTTGTAGACTCTGATGTGAAAAGAGGTGTTGATAGTGGAGACTTTACTTTTTATGATTACATAAGTAATTCACATCTTACAATTCAACAAGTCATTAGCAGTGCTATTGATTCTGGGTGGAAAGAGGATTGGGTGGTATCATGAAACTTTTGACACATATTTGGGATTATATCACGAGCCTTTGGACAGTAAAACCAGATTGCTGCGAAGATGCTGCTTTGGTTAGCACTTGTTGTTGTTCAATGCCTTATGGTAATGTGCATGAATTTGATGGAGAGCATTTTGGAAATTGTGGTAGATGTAAAGAACACACAGATTTTGAAAAGGAGGTTTGTTGTGGTAAACAGTATTAAAAAGTTTGCAAACAAGTTGAAAAAAATGACAACAAAGCATTGCAACGAAATAAATGAAATTAGAGTTGAAATAATGATTGAAAAAATGTGCATGACAAAATTTGATAATTATAATCAAAAACAAAACGAAGCTATTATAAAACAAATTTTTTTAGAAAGTAAACTTAGTTGGAGGAAAAAAGATGGATTGGTTTGATTTATTTGCAATAATAATAATAGGAATTATATATTTAATAATAGAAGGAGGAATGTAAAATGTGGTTTGATAAAAAAAGAAAAACTAAAACTATTAAACAAGGCAGAAAAAGAAAGCACTATGGTAAAACTGCTGTGGTTTTAAAACATCTTGAATGTCATGGCAGCATTACATCAATGGAGGCATTCCAGGAGTATAATGCGACAAGGTTAAGTGGTATTATTTATACATTGCGTAAACAAGGTTATAATATAACTACTAAAGAAACCTATTTTAGTAATCAAAGTGGATATACTTATGCTACTTATTTCTTGGAGCAATAGTAAAAAGTGTTTGTATTAATTGAAAATGTATTTATATTGTTTAAAAAACTATGAAAAAAAATACAAATGGTGTTTTAGTTTTAAGGTTAGATGATAGGGAAGAGTGCAATATACTTTTACATTCTTTAAAAAACTTGCCAGACAATATTGGCAATGTAAATGAATTGAAGTTGCAAAAGTTAATTGGAACTATACAAGTAATTAGAGAAAGTCTATCAAAATAAAAAATTGCCCAAAGGTGTTTTTCTCACTACACACTTGTTATCATAATACCTCTTCCCTTTGGGCATATTAAAAGGAGAAGCAATGGAAAAGAAAGTCGGAGTGCAAATAGATAAGTCGTTATATACAGATTTATCTCTTATTGCAAAAAAACAGTATCGTAGCACTGCTGCGTTAGTAAGAATGGTTTTAACTAAGTTTGTAGAGGAGGAAAAACAATGATGTGGACTAATTATGAAAGTGAAGAAAAAACAAACATAATCAAAGCACTTGTAAAGGTGCAGTCAGATTTAGAGAACTTAACAAAGGATACACAAGCATTTAAGTATAAGTATGTTAAGTTGGATAAGTTGGTTGATGCAGTAAAAGAGCCATTAAATAAAAATGGTATATTTTTTAGTCAAATGCCCTTAGGCGATAATAATCAAATTGGTGTTAGAACAGTATTTTATCACACAAGCGGAGAATGGATTGCTACGCAATTATTATCTCCTATTGCAGAGTTGCAAGGGCAAAACATGTATCAATCACAAGGAAGTGCTATCACTTATTTTAGGAGATATTCTCTTGCTGCTATGTTAGGTTTATGTGATGTTGATGATACAGACGCACAAGGTAAGGTTGAAAAATCTTATAAAGTAAAATCAGACGATTTAGATTTTTAGATATAGCATTCCCAAGAGAGAATGCTACAAAGAAAGGAGCGAACAATGAAGTTCAAGGTAATAGAATCTAATGATTATAGTTATGATGCAAAAGACAAAAATGTTTTTACTGCGACTAAACTATATGATATTATGATGAGTGTTAAGAAAAATCCAAAACGATTAACTTTTAATCCAGTAGAAATATACCACCAACAGCTATATGAGGTTTGGAATTTTGACAAAAATCAAAAAGTATATTTTGCTATTATAATCACAATGTTATTGACAAGTATACTTTGGTTAGTTGCAATATTAATAGAGTATGGAGGTATTTAAATGTTTAAACCATTAGAAGTTGATTTTTATAAGAGTAAAGATTTTTGGGATAAACCACAAGAGGAAAGATATAAATATTTTAAGATGTTTAATTTGGCATTTATAGGTATGATTGATTTTCCAGAAGATAAAGAGGTTGCCATCAAATATAATGATATTTTAACGCAGCTTGCAATTTTTGTAATATTTTTATGCACTACAGACGAAGAAAGGGAAAATGATATAGAGCTAGACTGGTTGGATAGATTCCAAAAAGAAGCAAAAGCATCTCCATTCGCTGATAAACCTGGAGAAGCATAGTGAGTTATCCAAATGACTATGGTTGGATTAAGCTGCACAGAGACATAAGGTATCATTGGATATTTCAAAGAGAGGATTATCTCAAAGCTTGGTTATTCCTTATATTGAGAGCCAACCATAAGGACAATAAAACCTTATATTCAGATATTTTACCAGAGATAGTTGAAATTAAAAGAGGCGATATTGTTAGTAGTTTACAAAAGTTAGGTTATGAATTAAAGTGGACACCATCTAAGGTTAGAAGGTTTTTACATAAACTTGAAAAAGATAACATGATTACGATTCATGATGAAAAAAGATGGACACACCTAACTATTAATAACTACGACACTTACCAAGATGTGCGACACACCAATGAAACACCTACGAAACAGAGGCGAAACATTGGCGAAAACAATATAAGAATGAATAAGAATGAAAAGAATGTAAAGAAGTCTTTATCACAAAAAGAGCAATTAAATCTTATATTTAATAACTTAGGGGATTTGCAAAATGAATTTCCTAAGGTTAAGGTAGGATTGGAGTTTCAAAAAATGAGAGATTGGTTAGCTGCTAATGGAAAAAGGTATAAGAACTATAATGCTTTTTTTAGGAATTGGTTGCGTAATGCAAATGAAAAATTATTAGATTCTGATGAAGAGACAATTTCTTACACTTATAAGTGCATCAAGTGTGGGAAAGAAAGAAAAAATCAACAGTATAAAGATTTATTTGTTGAATGTTGTAATATACAAATGGTTGCACACTCGGAGGTTAAATGAGCTACGATTCACATGGACAGTATGAAAAAGATTGGAAACCAAAATATAAAACAAGATGGGTTTATGAAATTATGCAAAGAAGAGGTGGAGTTAGAAAGTTTTATTTTAACACTACAAAACAATTAAACAATTTTAGAAACCTCACAAGAGAACATTCTTCTGAACACATAATGCCAGCAAGTAGTTATTTATTTGGCATAAGGGAGGAGTGTTATAGTCAAAGAGTAGATTTAAATGACCCTTATACTATGCCTTCCACTACTTTAAAATATTATGGTTGTGAAGATGATTATGCGTTTCAAAGAAATCAAAAATATTGGAAAGAGGCTAAAGAAAATGTAGAGCAAAAAAGGCTTGATGGTGTTATACCGCCAGATTATGTAAATATGACTGATTGGGTTAAAATGTCTAAAAAGGAAAGAAAGGAGATAACTGATGCCTATAAACTCAAGAGACAAGGGAAATAGAGCAGAAAGAGAAGTTGCTAAAACTATTAATAGATATTTAGGAACTAATTGTAGGCGGACACCTTTGTCGGGAGGACTTTCTATCAAGGGAGACATCATAGATATTGACCCAGATTCAGTTGCAGCACAATATCATTTTGAGATAAAAAATACCAAAAAACTATCTTTACCAATGTGGTGGAAACAAATAAACAACGACAACACATCAAAAATTCCAGTGAATATATTTAAAATGAATGGTAAGTTCTATTCAACACTAGAATTAAACGATTGGTTAAGCGACTTGGCAGAAGTTAAAGAACTTAAAGAAGAAATAGATAGCTTAAAAACTTCAAACAAGTCTTTAAATGATAGAATATCGGAATTGGAGAAAGAGTTGTATGGATGATAACCAAGTTATTTGTTGTCCAAGATGTAATAGTAGTAGGGTAAAGAAAAAAGGTTTTAGACATAATCGTGGTAATAAAATACAAAGATGGATATGTAATGACTGCGACTATAGTTCTTCTGACCCTTTATTTCTTGATAAAGATGTTATTATAGAAAATGTAAAATTAGCTAAACAAAAACAAGCTGCACAAGATAGAAATAGAATATCAAATAAATCTTTTAGAGAACATGCAAGGCTTGATAATGCCTTATGTGAATATAACAAACAATTAATCAAAGTTCTTGAAAAGCATACAATACCTAAATTAGCACATGTCAAAACTAAAAGTAGCAAGGCGGTCGGTGTAATACAAATATCTGACACACATTTCAACGAAGAGGTAAATCTTCCTAACAATAAATATAATTTTGAAATAGCATCAAAAAGATTAAGAACTTATATCAGAAAGGCGAAGGTTTACTTAAAGGCAATAGGTGTAAAAGAAGTTTTAATTGCTATGACTGGCGATTTAATGAACTCTGATAGAAGATTAGATGAAATGTTTTCACAATCTACTAATCGTTCTAATGCAACATTTATATCAGTGCAGCTATTAAAGCAAGTAGTTGAAGATGTAAGAAAAGACTTTAAGGTTTCACTTGCTTGTATTACTGGTAATGAAAGCAGAGTGAAGGATGAAATAGGTTGGGATGATTACATTGCAAGTGATAACTACGACTTCACTATTTACAATATATTAAGATTTTTATATCGTGATACAGATGTAGATTTTATTTTATCCAAAGACGCAACAGAGGTTGTGGTTAATTTGGCAGGTATGAATTTACTTATGATACATGGACATGGAAGTATAAAAGCAAAACATGAAACATCTATTACGCAAATTAAGGGAAGATATGCAAGCGGCAGAGATGTGAAGATTGACTTTGTTATATCTGGACATATACATTCTGCAAGAGTTGGAGATACCTATGGAAGAAGCTCATCTCTTGTAGGAGCAAATGCTTATTCAGAAAAAAACTTAAACTTAGAAGGTAGAGCAAGTCAAAACATTTATGTTTTTTATAAAAACAAAACCATTGATGGTATAAAAATTGACTTACAAGAATATGATGATAAAGGCTATGATATATCTAAAGAATTAGAAGAATATGCTTATAACTCAAAATCAGATGCTAAGTTAAGGCAAGGTAAAACAATATTAAAAATTATAACAGTATGACACATGGCAGTTTATTTAGTGGTATAGGTGGAATAGACTTAGGCTTTGAGATGGCAGGTATTAAAACATCTTGGACTTGTGAAATAGATGATTGGTGTCATACTTTACTTAAAGAGAGGTTTCCAGATGCAAAACATTATAGGGATATTATGGAGATTAATAAAAAATCTTTGCAAAGAGTTGATATTATTAGTGGAGGTTTTCCTTGTCAAGATATATCTACAGCAGGGAAAGGAGCAGGATTAGATGGAAAGAGGAGTGGTCTTTGGTTTGAAATGTATAGAATTATTAGGGAATTACGACCAAAATGGATTCTTATTGAAAATGTTGCAAACCTCACTAATAAAGGAGGAGTTAGAGTATTGCAAGACCTTGCCGAAGCAGGGTATGATGCAGAATGGCAAGTTATATCAGCAAGAGATGTTGGAGCAAGACACCTGCGAAAAAGACTTTGGATTATTGGATATAGACAAGATGTACAACACACCCTTAAGCAGAGATTGGAGAGACAATTACACATCTGTGAGTTCCCGGTTGAAAGCGAAGAAAAATCAAAAGCTGTACAAGAATGGACTTCCAAACGAACTATACATAGAGGAGATACTAACATATCCAACTCCAGTAGCGACAAACATACAAAGCCCAGCTCCAAATCAAGTAGAGCAGACAAAGAACGGAAGTTTTATAATAAGGAGAAAAGGAAAGCCACACATGACCTATGGAGCGAGACTGCAGGATGTGATAATGTATCTTCACAAACAACTGCCAAAGGAAGAGCAGATGAAGATAGTGAAAGACAAGATAGAATATATGGAAAATTTAGACTCAAAGCCTTTAAAAGGCTTAAAAATGAATCCAGATTGGATAGAGTGGCTTATGGGATTTCCCAAAAAGTGGACAGATATTACGACAGAGTTAAAGGACTTGGAAATGGAGTCGTACCACAAATCCCATTTTTAATAGGACAAAGAATTAAATACTTAAATAATATATTGGAGGAAAAATGAGTGAAAAGAAAAAGTTTGACTTAAAAAACAATGTAGGTTATTTGTTTAAAAACAAATATAAAAACTACGACAACCCAGAAGATAAAAGTCCAGATTATAAAGGAGACTTTAATGTAGATGGTAAAGTGCATAGAATATCTTTGTGGAAAAACAAAACCAAAAAAGGCGATATTATGCTAAAATTAGCAGTTTATGAGCCACAAGGTGGAGCAAAACCTACTAACGAAGCATTATCTGATAATGACTTACCATTTTAATGACAAAAAAAATAGATGACATATCAAAAAGAGCAAAGGGAAGTTTTTTCCAGGATGTTGCACAAAGGTCTGAAAAAGATAATTGGCAAACTCCCTTATGGCTATTTCAAGGTTTAGATAGTTATTTTGACTTTGATGTTGATGTATGTGCAGATGAAAACAATGCTTTGTGTCAAAAATACTTTACAAAAGAAGATAATTGTTTAAACAAAGAGTGGGGTAATGTTAATTTTTTAAATCCACCTTACGATAGAGAAATGTATGTATTTATGGAAAAAGCAAAAAAAGAATGGAAAAAAGGTAAAACAATAGTAGCACTTGTACCATCAAGAACAGATACAAGATGGTTTCATCATCATGTTTATAATAAAGCAGATATATTTTTTGTTAAAGGTAGATTAAATTTTGAACTACCAGATAAAGAGGCATTAAATGCTCCATTTCCGAGTATGATAGCAGTATGGCATCATGCAGTTTTAGATAGAAAAAGAATTTTTGAGATTATAAATGACAAAAGCCAAATGTCAATATTTTAATTAAGGAGACATATATTAACAATTAACAAGAAAGGAATCTTACCTTAAGTTGATTGCAAATACAAGGGTTGGCTACTCGTCTCCTTATAAATTAGGCAAGATGAAATTCACGATAAGCGAAAGCAAATATATGAAAAACCAGTATCACTCTCTTGCCTATAAGAAAGGATAACAATGAACAACAACACAAGAATAATGATGTTATTACAAGATAAAATAAATCAAGGGCAAATAGATTATAAACAAGATGTTCCTATTGATGGTAGCAGAGACAATTTAAAAGAAGCGTTGGATGAAACATTAGACTTATGTGTTTACCTTGCTGCAACAGTATTAGAATTGCATGATAAATATAAGAAATTTGAGGCTATTGACAATCCAAAGGACAAATTACCCTTTTAGTAAAAGATAATTGATTTTAGGGCTATTCTCGTGCGTTCTATTATATCTCTTGCCTTATATTAAAGCTAACAGAGTATATAGAATACGCAGTTTGTGTAAATTTGAGGTCATTTGCAGTAAATCTTACATCAATATAACTACTCCCCCCATCTGCACTAAACTGAAATGCAAGTTTCCTACCTTTAACTTGATTGACTAAAACTTCAAGTTTTGATTTATCTGCTTCTGACAAGTTGGTATATGACAATTCGTACTCTAATTGTTTGCCGTATCTTTCATTAGTAAATATTTTACCTCCATAAGATTGAGATACTGTTATGCCATCATATTTTGTAGTCTCTGCAACATTCATATCTGGATTTCTGGATGGAGAAAAATTTGCATGACTTGTGCTGCTATCTGGTCTAAATCTTACTTCTGTTATAACTGCCATATTTATCCTTAATAAATTTCAAAAGCACTAATGCTTAACTTTCCTAATGTTCTTGTTGTTTGAGTGACTATAAAATATAAATTTCTCCAGTTTTTTCCAAAAGGAGCTTTTTTATTTGTAAAAATTCTTATTATATCTCCAACCTCTATACCATAGAAACTTGGATTTACTAAATCCATTGCAACCTTGACTCTTGGCTCTCCAATTAAATGATTGTAATAATTAAAATAATTTGTTGTAAGAGTGCCTACTTTATCAAAATCATTTTTAATTTCTTTTACTTTTTCATCCTCAATGTTGTAATTAGTTCTGGTAGTTGTATTAGTAAACTCTGAAGTTTTTGCATATTTAGAATTATCTTCCGGTTTTCTTAAATATTGTATTTTAAACTTTGTAACTAATTCATTAATTGGTGTGTGCATAATTTGCAAATTAGAAAAATCATCTTCATCAATAACTGCGTGTGGAAATATAACTCTAAAAATTGTTGTACCTGCAGACTGACTACCCGCAGTTGCAGTAGTTATAGGAGCAATTCCTCTTTCTACTGTTAGGGTCTGAGTAGTGGCATTAGATGTCATTGGACCAGGAGTTGTAATTTTCATAAACTCAAAATCAGAACCATGAGATATTGCTAACAAATCTCCAGTAGTATAACCAGAGCCTTGTGTAGCAAGTGTTAATTTAAACTGATTATCAGTTGTGCTTGTAATTAAATTGCTTGAGTGTAAAGTTCCTGCAGATGCTAAGTACGGCAAAGTCGAAGATACTGTAGTGCTTGTAGTTAAATATTTAGGGCTAATGTAATGATAATTACCATCTGCTTTAATTCTACCTATAAAAAATCCAAAATGTTGCAAATCCTCTAAAATATCTTCAAGCTTTTGTGTTTTATTTAACCAATAGTGCATATCCCCTTGAACATTTGCTATTTTAAAATTATTTAAAATGTTTGAGTAATTATTAGTTGTTCCTACGGAAGTTGGAAAAATGTTTGTATCTGCAAATTCTTCACATAAATATCTATGTGCTTCTAAAGGTTTTTTTATTATACTACCATCCAAACTTAAACCATCTTGTGATGAGTAAAGTTCCTTAATATTATCTTTTAATTCTGTATCTGTTTGAACAGAAGAGTTATCTCTCTCGAATTGAGTTGTTGTTGTTATAAAAGTGCTACCTATAGTGGAAGTGCCAGACAAACTATTAGATGCACCACTACCAACATCTCCAGGCTCTATTCCATCATAATTTATCCTTAGTGTAAATTCAATTTTTTGTGGATAGTTTCCTGTAAATTCTGAATCAGAGGATGTATGTAAGTTAATTGTTCTTGCAGCACTGCTACTTGCAGTTAAAGAGTTATGGCTTGTATTGAAAACAACAATATTCTCATCATCCGTGTCATCATCATTGTGAAATATTTTTGCAGACAAAGTAACAGAGTTTATAACTCCACCAGAACTACCACCATTTCTTGATAATGTTAAATTATATGCAAAATTTATAGTAAAGACCATAGAAGATGGAGTGTGTTTTACGCTACCTAAATTAATCATTTCAAATGTTTTATTTACATCAACCTCTAAAGAATTATTTGTCGAAGAGCTAATATTAATACTTGCACTTGGTGTATATTTGTTAGTGATAGTATAATCTGTGCTTTTTATCATCATTTCAGATTTAAAGATTCTTGATAAATCTACATCTGTTCCTACGGCAAACAAATTATCACTACCGCTTTGTTTTGTTATAATGGGACTTGCATCTGCAGATGAAGCTGCAGTTTCTACAGCACTACAAGCTGCCATGTTTTCTACTATTGTTCCACTACCCTCTGGGCTTAAACCAGATTCATGCACATGTAGCGTTTTATTGCTATTATTACCTGCACTTGCAGTTAAACAAAATACATTACCACTTTGTATTTTTTCTACTTGAACTGGATATGTTCTTGCTGTTGCTCCTAACAAAGATTGCAGGGGAAAACTTGTTCCTGCAGAAGCATAATCTCCAAACACAATAGGCTTATACAATCCACTTTCAGATATAGTTTGTGGTATCATTATATCTTGTAAAGGTCTATGTGCAGTAACTTGTAGTGTAATTTTGTTTTCTGAAAGTTGTACTGCTCTTAATCTACCTTTGAATAACAATAAAAGATTAGAAGCGTTTGAATCTCCTTCGAGTTGTGAATAAACTTCTACATCTCTATTTATATAAAAATTAGTGCCAAAAAAAAGCTCTTCTTCTATTGGTGTTGATGAGCCTAATGTTACTGTACCATTACTTGTAAATGAAAAGTTAGAAAAAGATATAGAAATATTAGATAAAGACGCAGTTCCTTTTACAAGGTCTATTCCTTCTCTAATGCTTGGAGCATTGGTTATTGCTCCTATATAAGTAACACCACCTACTGTTTGTTCAGATGTACCTACAGCAAGATAGTTTCCATCTTCATTATAAATTCTAACAAGATAATCCTCTTGTATGTGTTGCCCTAAGTTTGAACTATATGTGTTTGGTAAACTTAACATTATGCAAGATTTAACTCTGCTGCTTCTTTAATCTTTGGAATAATAACATCTAATATTGTTTCATCCACCAGAGGAGCAGATATGCTAATATTAACATTTTGTGTTCTTGTGCTACCATCTGGAGTTCCTCCACTTAATGGTTGAATAGTAACCTTCTCTGCTCCAGATTCTCCTACCATAATATTTCTTGGACCACTTGTAATAAAACTACCACCAGTTGCAAATCTTGGAGCAGGAGTAGCTTGTATTACTGCTAATTGTGCTGCTCCTAATGCTGCAACAAAAGCTGCAAAAGCAGGACCTTTATCAAGAGCTTTAATATAAGCCGAAGCTATATCCATACCTGCTTGTGAAATTTTAGAAATTTTATCAATTTGGAATGCTCTTCTTCTTTGACTTTTAAATCTTTGCTCTATTCTATTTTCCATTATTTCTCTTTGCTCTTGAGTAGCTTCTTCAAACTCTCTTGTTGTTCTAAGAGCTTCCATTTCTCTATTCATTCTTTCATCTATTAAATTTCCATAAGCAGAAGAAAAGTTGGTAAAAGCTTGGAGTGCTATATTTGCATTTTGAGCAAATTTTGTAAAAGGGTCTACATCTTCTTCTATAAGAGCTTTTAATTTTTTCTTAAAAACCTCTAAAGATTCATTAAATTGTTCATTCGTAACTAAAGCTCCTCCAATGCTAACTATCATTTGACTATACAAATCTTCCATACCATCATGTTTTTCAATTAAGTCTCTCATTGAAAGGTTTTCATCTTCTAATAATTTATCAAAATCTTGTACTCCTAAACCAACCCTTCCTAATGTTTTGTCTAACTCAACAAGCATTTCAATTTCTTTTAATCTTTCTTCTGATACTTTACCTTGCACTGCTTCAGTTTTCGCTAAATTAATTAATTCCTGCTTTCTACTTTCTTGTATAATTTTATCAATCTTATCAAATATTTCAGTCTCTTCATTAATTTTTTTTTGAGTTTCTAAGTGTTGTCTAAGTCTATCTATGTAGTTTTCATAAGCTAAAACATTATCTACATAGCTTTCTGTTTCTTCCCTTATACCTTCTCTTTTGTCTTTATCAACTTTTAATAACTCTTTTTGAATTAATAGAGTTCTTTTCTTTTCTTGAAAAGATTTAATCTCTGCTTCTGTTAAATTTAACAACGCGGCATTTTCTATATTAATGTTTGAAATAGATAATTCTTTAGCAATCTTAAGTTCTAATGTTTGTTTTTTTATTTTTTTAGTTGTTTCATTTACTTCTTGTCCAACAGATTGTTGTTGTCCTTTCATTTTATCAAGGACATTATTTACATCTTCTCCATCTTCTATGTTATCTGTAATAGCATCATTTAGCTTGAAGAATGAAATAGCTAATGCTCCAGTAACTAATGCTTGTGCTGCAAATTTAGGATTCATCATTGACATTAAAATAATATTTAGTTTGCTTTGTTTATTAGCTAAAGCAAGAGCAGTTCTATATATAGCAAAAGCTGCAGCTAAATCAATAGCAGTTTTTGTTAATACAACTATCTCTCTTCTATTAGCAGATAATGTTTTAAATAGTTCTGTCATATTATGAGCAAACTCTATTGCTTGTGGAGCTAATACTTCTCCAATATCTTCTGCAAGACTACCTGCCGCATTACCCATTTGTGCGAATGCTCCTTCTGCAGTATTAACCATAGCCTCATTCAATCCACCAAACTGCGTATCTGCCGCATCAAGAATAATAGTTTGTGCTTCAAATAGTTTGTTTTGTGCTACAAGATTTTTAATCATTTCTTTTTGATTACCAGTAAAGGTAAATCCAGAACGACTCAATGCTCCTAATTGTCCTGCTGGGTCTTGCAATGCTTTACCTAATTGCAATGCAGTGCTTCGTAATTGTTCAAAGGTTGGAACTCCACCAGATATAGATATAGCCATATTATTAGCAGCTACCATAGTTCTTTCAAAAGCATCTCCTCGAATATTAGTAAAAGTAAGTAATAATGAAGCCATTTTGTTATTTAATTCATCTCCAATAACTCCAGTGTTTTCCAATTCTGCAGTCATTGCTCTGATTTGATTACCAGTTAATCCAGATATATTACCAGTAGATGCTAGTGCAGCATCAATTCTTTTTTCAGAAGATTCTTGTTCTGCGAAAGCAGCAACTAATCTTCCTACAGTATTTCCTAAAAGACCAACAGCAAAAGAAGCCAAAAGTAATTTAGAACGAAAGACAGAAAATGTCATATTACCTTCAGTAACTGCAGCATTCATATTTCTTTGATTTCTCATAGCGAGTTGTCCAGAAGCAATTTGTTTCTGTTGAGCTGCAGTTGTTCCTTGTGTGGATTTTGCTAATTGTGCTTGTGCGTTCTTCAAACTACGAGTAGAGTTTGCAAGAGATATAATAGCATTTTTTAACTCCTGCTCTCCCTCTGCACGAAAATGAATAGCTATGTTATTGTTTGGTTGCTTTGCCATGTTCTTTTTTCTGTTCTTTTTCTATTACATGTTTTATATAAAAACTTTTATCAATCCATTTTTTTGGATGTAAGCCATAATGTCCTTCATAAGCAGGTACATTAAAGGTACTGCAATATGAGTACCTATAAATATCGTCTTGATATTCCTTTGAATATAAAAATCTTTTACAAGCAAAGAAAGAAAGTTGTCCAAATATACTTTCCCCTAATGAAAAATTTTTGCCATGTGTTTTATTAACTTGCTTGATGTCCTCTACTAATAAATCAATGTATTTCCATACATCCTCATCACAAGTAAAGGTTACTCTTGGATATTTTTTGCCACCTATTATAAGTGGTATTTTGGCAGTATAGGGATATGATTCGTACTGGCATCCACAATTACCTATACACTCTGGACTCCTTAGTGACAAGAGTACATTGTACTCAAGTGTATAGGCATCTACTCCCCCAGTTCTTGATACTCTCTAATTTTTGTTGATAGTTCGTTTTTATCTGCTTCAGTCAAAGTTTTTATAAACTTATCATTTGCATTTTTAACACCTTTGCGAATCCAAGCAGTTCTTGCTTTTGCCATATTTTTAATAATTTGATTGCCTTCATTATCAAAAACTACTTGAGTTACATCATTACAAAAATCAATATCATCTACTGACATCTCTAATAGAACTACATCTTTCCCACTGGAAAGTTTGAACTTTTTATCCGCCATTATTTACTCCTTTTATTAAGCTGGTTTTCTAACCATAATTAAGTTGCCACTGCCACCATCAACCATCTTTAAAGTAGCATTAAGCTTAAGAAAATCTCCTTCATCATAAGCTACTTCTTCAATAATAACTTTAGGTATATTAATAGCAAAAGCACTTGCACTTGCAAATGTTGAATTGTTTGATAAGAACAATCCATTGGTTGAGGATACTGTTAATACTCTTGAGTCTGCAAAAAACTCATTAGTATTATCATCAAACTTAACTACACAATTAGCAGTAACATTTAAATTAGGTACTCCTCTTACATACTTTTCTGGATTACCATCAAAGGAAGAAGCGTCATTACCTAAAAATTGTACTGGGTTTTCAACATTAAGTGAAAATTGGTCTAAAATAACATCTTTATTATAAACCTTAACATCTTGTGTAAAGTCTCCCATATAAACAAAATTAGCAGAATAATCAGTTACACCAGTTGATAATTGTGCTACTGGAACAGCTGCTACTTGACATCTTGTTTGTCCAGTCATTTCAAAGTTAAATCTACCACCATTTTCTTGTGAGTTAGCAGATAAAACTAAACTTGTAATTACTACTCCTGGAATCTTATAGGTTGAGTTTACTGAGCTATGACCTTGTATTAATACTGCAATAGTATTTTGTCCACCACTTGATGTAGCTCCAAAATCAAAAGCAGAGTGTTCATATCCAGTTGCCAATGTAATAAAGTTTGCAGTTTCTCCACCACCAGTGCTTCCAGATATTTCTTTACCAAAAGCATTCTCAAGTAATATTGGAGCATTTTCTACTGTTAAAACACCAGAAATACTTATTTCGTGTACAGCTCCAGGCTCATGTCTTAGTAAGTCTCCACTATTTACAACTCTACCAGTGCTGCCACTTCTTTGTTCCATAACTCTTAAGTCGTTAAAAGTAGGCATACTAATTGATTCTACTTCAACTCCTTGAAAGCCAGATGTAGGAAATGTTCCTACTGTCGTTTCTTCTGCTATAAAAACACCAAATTCTTTTGGGTTAATAGCTGCATTATTAATAGCCATCTTAATCTATCTCCTTTTTAACAACTTTTTTTGGTTTTTCTTCTACCATTTCTACCTTTCCAATAAGGTTTCTTGGTAATCTATCGCAATCAAAAGGTTTTCCTTTTTGCATTGCATCCATAATTTTACTATCTACACCAGAAATTTCATCTGGCTTACAATCTTCTTTTAAAATATATTTCATAATTAGTCCTTAATTTAATACTAAAAATTTATCACTGCTACTTGTTAAAAAATTATCTTCATTACTTAACAAGAAGAATCCATAAGTATTGAAAACCAATGGTATTTTAACGCTATAATTTATTCTTGAAACACGCAAATTATCAACAAATACTTCTTCATCTTCCTTTATATCTGTTTCAATGCTTTCTATTCTGCCATCAAAATAAAGATTATTGTCATTTAGTTGATTTTCAAATAATACTTGCTCTAACCTATTTGTCATATCTGTTAGCTTTTTCTTAGCTTGTACATCATTTGACCTAATGTTTAAATATAGATTTATAGAAAAGTTGCATAGGTTTACAATGCTTTTTTCTTTACTATCGATGTTTGATATATTGTCTATAAATATTCTTATGTGAGAGTTTCTATTTTTTTTATATTCTTCTCCAATGTATATAGGCAAACTACCATCATACTCTATTCTAAGTATGGATTCAATCTTTGTTAAAAGATTTTCATATAAATAATTTGTTGGTGTTAATGGCATATTATCCTTTTAATAAACTAAAACTTATAATAAAAGTAGCATTATATAAACCTGCTACATTTTCTTCTTCATCATCATAATCATTTAAAGAAATACTATCAATAGAAAAATCTAAAAAATTCATTATACCTTTTAATGATAACAAAGATTGCTCTATTCTATGTATGTCGTAAAAAAAAGATTTATAACTTTCTTTTCCTATTCTTCCAAGTATAGAAGAAAACTTAAGTTGAATGGTATAATTATTTAAAAATTTATCTTTATTAGATTCTTTAAGTATTTGATTTATAATACTTAATCTTAAATTTTTGTTTGATTTTTTTACAAAAGAATCAGAGAAAAAAACTTGTATGGTATTACCAAACTCACTTCTCATTGTTTCAACAATATTGTCAATAATATTATCAGAATAAATATTGTCGTGAGTTGTAGGCATTAGTTTTTAAAGAAGCTTTGTGTTCTTCTTTTTGTTGAATTTCTTGTAAGTTGTATAGTTCTTACAGATGCGTTATCTGTGTGTTCATATCTACCAGCTACTTCAACTTCCCATTCATCATTTTGTGTTGCAGTAGAACTATCTGTTGAACCAGAAAACCTTATTTGCAAACCTCCAGATAAATCTTGATAGTCTCCATTTACAATCTTGTCAGTTATAACAGCTGTGTTTTTTAATCCATCTTGGTCTTTTACAAATACAGAATATTTAGCCGTGCCTATTGCTCCACCAGTTGTTATAATGACTTTAATTTTATCAAAAGTTCCAGTGTAATCTCCTCTTGTGTCTATAATATTTAGTGAGCCACTAACAGATATTTTATTTATAACTCCTTGAGACATGTCTCCAGAAGTTTGGAATCCAAGTTTTACCCTACCCTCATTTAAATCAAGAATATTAGTTTCTGCTTCTTCAAGCAATGCCTCTGCAATATCGCTTTCTGGCTCGTAAGCTTTTATCATAAATGCAGCACAAAACAAAGCTACTGTTCTTTTTACAAAATAGTCATAAGTTCCATCTTCTAAAAGAAACATCTCTCTTGGTAATGTGCTATCTACTTTAGAATTAAAATATTTGGTAGCATTAGAAATCATCCTTGATTTAAAAGTTGCATTATCTTCTCCTGCTTCCATCAAGATGTTTTGCGGATTTGTTGAGCTATTAAAATAATATACTACATCTATAGCAGCATCATAGTACCACTCCCCATTAGCATCTACTGCAGTTTTGCTTGTTTGGGCAGAGCCTAAATTTTCTCCATCCGCAAATAAAGCAGTGACCAAACCTGGATTCTCTGCTTTATATCTGCTACCAGAATCTACTTTCCATCCATATACAACATTCTTGGAGTCATATTCTCCTATGCTTGGATAAATGTCGTATAAATCTCTTTGTGTTATATAATCAGCCATGTAATGTCTCTAATGTTCTTTTAAACCAACCATAGTAGAATTTTTCTTGCTCTGGTTTTGCATCAAGTAATTTACAATAAAATTTTATTCTATATGCAGCAAATCTTTCTGCAGATAAGCCTTGTGCGTGTTTTATTGTATTTGGTCCAATCTTACCATCAACTTTAATTGGCATAACTATGCTATAGTTTATTGCTTGTTGTAATATTTTAACCGCTCTGCTTTGTCCAGTATTGATTACACAATCAAAAAAAGGATACCTTAAAACATAGGGCAGCTTATTTACTTTTGCAGGTACATAATAATCATCATAATATATTTGAAAAGCATCTTCTAAAGATAAGGTGGGAATATTTAAATGTGGATACCATCTTTTTGATATACCATATTTAGTTTCCCCACCTAAATCTTCATGGTCATTATTATAGCCACCTTCATTATGTATGACTTTGTCTATAATTTTTTTTGTTTCTTTATCCATTATTTACCAACTTTTCTCATAGCTATGTTATGTGCTTGAGTAAAAGTTTTACCTGCTCTCATAGATGCAGCCATACTACGAAGATGTTTTTTTGTATGATGAACTTTATGCCTATTCATAGTTTTCTTTTGTCTTGGAGTTAAACCTACAAGGCTTACACCTTTTAAATTAGTAGCCATTAGTATTTAATCCTTCTTTTCATGACTTTCTTTTTCTTTCTTTTCATAGGCTTCTTTTTTTTACCGTATCCGATTCCTTTTGGCATTACTTTTCCTTTTTTGGTTTCTTACTAGATTCAAGTCCTCTAATAAATCCTTGTTGTTCTGCTATTGCTAACTTTAAATCAGCTTGTCTTGCTTGTGCATCAACAATAGCTTGATTTGTAGCATTATACTGCTCAACAAGTTTTTTAAGTTTATCTTGTGCTTCTTGTAACATTGTTTCTCCTTTTCTTAGAAGTTAATAATATCTTCTCATTTTTTTAAGTGTTGATTTAGAATATTTTGCAGATTGCTTACCTCTTTTTGTTGCCTTTCTTTTTTTTCTTGTTTCGTAAGCATATTCTGAAGATGACATAGATTTAATTACCCTTGATGGCAAATATCTTTCTCCAGTTTTTTTTGAAGGTTTGCCAGACTTTGTTCTCCATTTTTGTTTTGTCCATCTTTTTAAACTTTTTTGAGATTTTTTTAATGCCATTATCTATAACCTCCACCTTTTGCTTTATATTGTTTTGCTAACATTTGTGCTTTACGAGCAGACCATTGTCCAGGTCTACCTCCTTTACTACTTGCTAATATTCTTTGAAACAATCTTTTACGCATTGTAGGCTTTGTATAATTACCAGCTTCATTTACTTTAGATTTTCTTTTTTTTGGCACTATTTAATCTCCTTTTTAATTTTTTCAAAAACTTCTTTTTCATCAAAACGCATAGATATACCAGGCTCAAACCTTATAACTTCTACGCCTTTCTTAAATATAATGATTGTTGGAACAACTTTCACTTTCCATTCTTTTTGAATTACTGCACCAATATTTTTATTAGATAAATCTATCTCTGCAATGTAACAATCTTTTAGTTTTTCTATTGGCAATCTATTCTTAAAATTCCAAGAAGCATTTACTTGCACTACGGCACAATCCTCCATGCTCATTAATTGTATTTTTTGAAAATTGTCTAAATTAACTGATTGTGATTGCAATGGCGAAAGCCATAAAAACAAACCAACCAAATATAAGATACCATAATAGTAGTTCATCATCTATCCTCATTTGTTGTTCATATCTATAAGTGTTTCAGTAATAGCTCTTGTATCTTCTTTTATATCATCTACTTTTTCTTCAAGCTTATCTACTTTACCTTCTGTATTTAATATTGAATCACGAATCATTTGGTCTTTTAAGTCATATTCCATTCGTGATACTTCTGGCTCTGGTAATTCTTTAGCAAGTTCTATTTCTGCTTGTAAGGAATACCACATACCTATAATCATACCCACAGTAACTAGTATGCTTATACCCGTTTCTATAGATATTGTAAATTTGCTATCTTTACCAATTTCCATTTTATTTCCCTTTTATTTTATTAATTAATCTAATTAAGTAAGCAATCATTATGGTGCAAACCCACCACCTTGAAATGTTATACTACCAGTTATTGCAGAGCTATCTACACCATTACTTCTTAATGTAAAACTAAATGCACCAGTACCGTCTTTATTAGAAGGTGTATGTTCCCAACCTGGTCTAATCTTTAGTGTTCCAGAATTAAAACTTGATAGTGAATTTTGTAGTTGTACAATACTTGATGCTCCAGATGTTCCACTACTTGGTGTGCTACCGTCTGTAGTAAATTGAAACTTTAAATTACCAAAAGGTCCACCAGTTGTAGTAAAGTTTTCAACATCTACACCACCAGAACCTCCAGTTAAAACACAAGTAGCAAAACTATTTGCCATATCAGTCGTTCCAGCTTCACCAGAACAATTTAGTCCAGTATTTCCACTAACACTCCAAGATGTAGTTACTAAATCGTGGTCATAGCTATAAAACTCTGTCATAGCGTGAGGAGCGTTACCGTCTGGTCTATCACTACTTGCGTTTGCAGTATTGATAGTTGCAACAGTACCGTCAGATAAATCTTCTAACGAACTATTTGCAGTAGTACCACTCCTACCAAATTCTCCATTAATATCACTAATGCTTATTTGTCCTGATGAAGTTAAAGTCATTATGCGTCTTTAATTGCTTTTAAATCAACTAATTCAGCATCTACTTCTACTACTTGTGCTTCAAGACTTGCTTTTCTTTCTTCTGCTTGTGAAATTGCTTCATCTACTGATTTTACATCAACATAATCAACTACTTCTACATCTTTACCTGAAGCATCTTTCATTGTACGCATCATTTTGATTTCAACCATTTTGACTGAGCTTTCTGCTTGTTCTTGTGCTTTTTCTGCGATTACTTTAGCCATTTTATTCTCCTAATTTATTTTTTAGTTTATCTATTTGTTTCTGTTGTTCTTGAACTGCTTTTATTAATACAGCAGTTAATTTTTCATAATCCATTGTTTTAATCTTATCATCAAACCATTCATTGTCTTTTACAATTTCAGGTATTACTTCTTCTACTTCTTGTGCAATAAATCCTATGTCTTTCCTATTATCTTTTTTCCAATCATATTGCTTTGGTTTTAGTTTCATAATAGTATCTAAACCATAATCAATATCTTTAACATTAGTTTTTAGTTTGCTATCAGATGGTGTAGAAGAAAATGCTACAACATCATTTGATACATGAAAAGCACCAGTAGAAGTTATATTAATTCTATCTGCACCTGCGTCTGAATCTCTAATTCTTAATTTTTCTCCATTAGTTCCAATAGTTGTTATTGCCCATCTATCAGTTCCATCTGTTCTAAATCTTATACCAGCATTACCATTTTGAGTAGTAGTTTCAGTTATAATACCACCACTACCTGCTCCAGTTCCACTTTCTTGAACATGCAACAAAGCACCAGGCGATGAAGTTCCTATACCAAGACTATTATTTATATGAATATTTCCATTTCGTAGAACTTCCATTCTTTGAGAGCCTTGTGTATAAAATTCGTGTCCACCACTTGAAGAATTTTGAGTTTTATATTTCATTGAGCCATCAGAGCCATTGTAAAATTCTATTTCTGCAATTCTTGTTGTACCACCACTTGATAAATCAACACCAATTTTATCTCCTGCATTTCCAAATTGTAATCTATATGAACTTGGTGATGAAGTTCCTATTCCAATATTTCCTGATGAGTTGATATGAAACCTTGTAGCACTTGCAGTAGCATCAAATACACTCCAAGCATCTGTATTATTAATACCTACATTATATTGTCTTGCATCATTTAGGTATTGAACTTGTGCCATACCATCTGTTTTATCAGTTTCAATTTTTATATTTACATTGTTAGAAGCATCTTTTACGTGTAGCTTTTCTCCAGGTGATGTAACTCCTATACCGACTCTATCATTACCACTATCTACAAACAACATATGAGTATTATTGTTAGACTCTACTCTAAAATCAAAAGAAGCATATGAACCATCATTTACAATAACACCTGCACTATTATCTATTTTTAATTGTGGATTATTGTCAGTTCTAAATTCTATAACATTGTCAGATAGTTCATGAACATAAGTACCATTACCACCATCAAAGAAAAGTTTTTTGGTAGCAGGTAAAGCTGTAGATTGTAATAAGTTAATAGAAGTAAACTGCCCATCACAAGTTATATAGTTAGTAGTTCCACCACTACCATCATCGCATTGTAATCTAATACCTGCATCATTAGCATTATTTTTAATAATCAAATCACCAGTTTGATTTAACATTGTGCTATCTGTTCCATCGTGAAATATTTCAATATCATTACTTTCACCAATAGATAGTTTTTGATTATCATTTGCTAATTTAACTCTTGCATTATCACTCGCATCTATTCTTAATGCAGTAATAATACTACCATCATCACTTACTCTAAAATACATATCGCTATCTGAAACATTATTTTCTATAAATAAAGCTCCACCGTAGTTTGATATAAATGAATTTGTTCCATTGTGAAATAATTGTAAATCATCTGCATTACCAAAAGCAATTTTTTTGTTATCAACAACTCTTGCATCTTGATTGAAAGTAGTTTTAGTTATACTACCATCTAAGGTTATGTAAGCAGTTGTTCCACCACTACCATCATCTGATTTTAAAATTAAATCTTTATCATCATCTAAATTTGATATTGTTAAATTACCGTTGTTATTTAAAAGAAAAGAATTAGTGCCGTCGTGAACCATTTGTAAATCATTACTACTACCTGCTGATAATCTAACACTATCTGGCACTCTTACATAGTCAGTATCTCCCTCTACCATAATCAACATATTTTGATTACCAACTTTAAATAATAAATTGTCATCTGATTGTTCAGAAATATAAGTATGACTACCACCATCAAAGTAAAGTTTCTTGGTAGCTTTAATATCTACATCTCCAGCAGATGAAATTCTTAATCTTTCGGTGCTTCCAGTTCTAAAAGATATAGAAGCTGAATCTTGTGCCAGAAGTGCTAAATCACCAGTACCTCTGTGCATAATTCTTGTTTCTGCATTAGCACCACCAAATCTTATAAACCTACCACCATAATCTGAATATGTAGTATCTCCAATTAAATCTACAAAAGATGTTACATCTTGTGTTGCACCTAAACCTATTTCAATTCTTCTATTAGCTGTTGTTGTTAAAAGATTTAATGCACCTCCATCAAAAGTAAGAGAAGATTCTACTGTTGCTTCATCTGAATCTTTAAAAGTAAGAACACCATTGGCTGTTGATCCATCAAATGATATTCCTGAACTAAATCCTGTGCTATCAAATGCTGTAAGTCTTATTTCGTCTATTTGTTTTCTTTTAAGTGTTCCATTATCTAAAACTGCTAATTCATCAGTATCTCCAACAACTAAATCTGTCATATCAGTCAAATAACTTCCAAACTCAGTTGCATCTAAACTTATTGTTGCAGAATAATTACCACTTGTAGTATTGCTTTGTGATATATCCAAAGGATCGTTAGCAGTAATACTTACACCAGTCATATCTCCTGTGTTAGTTGTAAAACCAAAACTTTGTATTTTGTCTTGAATAGCAGCAGATGTCATAATTGAAGTGTCGTTATCAGCAAAAGATTCTGATGATGTTTGGAGTGCTGCATCATTAAAATTACTTACTGAAATAGTAGCTAATTGACCAATAGCACCTATTCCTAAAGCAGTTCTTGCTCCACTTGCACTTGTAGCACCAGTACCACCACTTGCTACTGGTATTGTGCCACCTGTGATTTCTTGTCCTGATATGCTTAAATAATTTGTATTTGCTAATGTTACGTTTGTTGAGTTGTCTGTTCCTGCTGCATCTACACCTAAGTTTGATCTTGCAGTTGAAGCACTTGCCAAATCTGATAAGTTAGATGCTTTTGCTAATTTTGTTGCAATATTAGTTGCTGTCGTTGTAGCAAAGTTAGGATCATCACCTAAAGCAGCTGCTAATTCATTTAAAGTATCTAATGTACCAGGTGCAGAATCTACAAGACTTGCTACTTCTGTGCCTATCTTATCATTAATTGCTGCAGAAGTCATTAAGGAAGTATCATTGTCTGCAAAGGATTCACTTGATGTTTGTATTGTTGAGATTGTAACACTATCAATAATTGGACTTGCTAAGGTTTTATTAGATAAAGTTTGAGTGCCTGTAATAGTTACTTCTCCACTTGCACTTAAATCAATATTGCCATTAGCATCATCATAAGTTATTGAGATGTTGGTAAGTGAATTTCCAGTAGTAAACATAGCACCTACTGTATCTTGTACAAATTCTGTTAGAGTTTTACTTCCAATAAATAATTCAGTAGATATTTTTACTTTGTCAGATGCTATTTGCAAATCAGATGCAGTTCCATCTCCATCAAACAAAGTTCTTAATGTCCCATCTATACCACCAGTTTCTCCAGTATGTATTAATTGGACAAACCCCTGGTTTACAGGTGTGTTTCCTAAATTAGTATTACTACTCATGAATCAATATTGTCCCCTAAATCTTCTCTTAATTTTGCATCAGATAGATGTCCAAGTTTTAAAAGAGTAGGTTTACTAATTAATCTTGTAAGCTGACCATCTTCTTTACAATCATGTATTTCTTTATCACATTTTTTAAGTTTTGGATCGTCAAAGCCTTGTAATATCTCAAATCTTTCCCCACAACTGCATTTATATTCGTATATTGGCATCTATATTCCCTTCAAATTACTTTTTAATGGTAATATAGGGGTAAAATAAATTACCCCCATATTTAACTGATTTTCAATTATGCTTATGAAGCATTCTTGAAATTGACAATTCCACCTAAAGCATTTTCTTCAGGGTGTGATAGTGTTGCACCAAACAACATATCAACCACAACTGAAGTCGCTAAATGGTCAATGTCATAAGCACTTTGAGAACGAACCCCAAACTGCTCAGCATAGTAAACTGATTCTCTCTTGAACACAGAACCTGATATGTTAGTTCCACCTTCAGACCAGTCGGTTGAAGGATAAACTGGCATACCATAGATTTCCATGACATTACCTGAAACGATAGGATTTACTGCATCTCCTCTCTTCTGACTCTCAGTAAAATCGCCTTGTCCCATTAAGCCCATATATGCTTTTGGATTAGCATAGAAGAAGGTATCTCCATCTGTGTAATCGTAGTTTTGATCTAATAGTAATTCAAGTCCACCTCTTAGTTCTGCTGGTAAGATGATGTCATCTGTTGCAAGAGTAACTAAGTTTTGTGTGTGTCCTTGGATTTTACCTGCTAAGTATGCTTCTACACCTTTAGCTAAAGAATAACCCATTGAACTTGCATAAACTTCAAATAAGGATTGATTTGATTGTACATTTGCAATGTCCTCAATTCTTTTAGCTTCGTAGATATGCTGGTCAAGAGGGATTGTTCTTGAAGTATCTGTGTTAGCATCATAAGTAACAGCTGAGTCAGCTGACTTATCTCTTTTTGTATCTTCCTTGACTTGTGGAATATTGATTCTGTCTACACCAGTTGCAAGTGCAGAAAAGTCAGTTACCTGATTTCTTAATTGCATTCTTTTTTGTGCAAATTCTAAGACAGCATCAGACCACATTTCGCCAAGAAAAACATCAGTAGTTGTTTTTGTTACATTAGCCATGTTAAGCCCCTTTTATATATTTTAATTAGTCTTTTTTATAGCCCTCTAATATCTGATTCCAAAGTTTAGGATCGCGTTTCATTTTCTTTCTATCTTCATCTGTGATGTCAGCAAACTTTGTATTAGTTGCAAACTTACCACTTGATGTAACTTCTTTGGCATCAGATACTTGCACTTTGTTTTTTCCCAATCTTTCAATGTGCTTTTCCAACTTAATTGTTGGCAGGTCTATATAGATTTCTTGATCTTCATCTGAAAGTTGGGACAGCAGATGTTCTCGTCTTTGTTTTTCTTGAATTTCAAACTGT